TCGAAAACGGTGAATTAAAATGGAGAATAGAGCATCAAGGATTTGAAATAATTGGGCCTGCCTAATTAGATTATTAAAACGGCTTTTTAGCTTGTTACGTGTAGGTATGAAAGGAAAGGTGACCTGTATTGAAACGACAATCTTATACCTCTTGGCGTGCTACTTATCAAGATCCTAAGGTGGCACGTTTTTGTGTCCGCTGGACGGGATTGTTATGTAAATTTTTGGAGATCATGCGATGATAAGATTTAATTTAATCCCGTAATGCCCTGAAAGTGAAGCAATGGAACAGGATGACTACGGAGTATGATGATTATTAACATAACTGTTATTCCGCGACAAAAAAGGAGAGACTCATGATAAATACAGAGCGCAAACTGGCACTCACAGTTGGAAATGAAGGGGTTAAAAACCTTGGTGAATTGTGGAAGAGCTTAAAGGATTTGTCGGCCCACATAGTTGAGGACAATAATAAGCATGATTATTGCCCAGAATATGTTAGGCGGTTACAGATTCACGCAATAAAGGCTATTTTAAGAGAAATTGAAGCAATTTTTGACGCACGAGACTTTGGAAACTCCAAGAAACAGTAGGAGGCTAACAATTAAGTAGGCGGGTAGGAAGAAAAATTAATGAAGTTTAACTGAAAAGAGGACTTAAGTATGAACGATTACTCTGAAATGCTGCAGGCATTAGCAGACAAGTTTGGCACAACTGTGAAGCACTTGTGGGAGGTTATGGTATATCAGGCCCATATAAGTGCTACGGTATATATTACTACCCTTATAGGGTGTATAGCACTTTTAGTCTGGGGACACAAGGAAATTAAGAAAAAGACAGCTCATCCATATCCTGAATGGGATAGCGAGAAGGCGTTCTTCGCTTGGCTGCTATGGTGGTTTGCGGCGCTAGCAATTCTTTTTACGTTTACCTACAACATTGAAAGCATAGTGGCAGGATACTTAAACCCAGAATATTGGGCATTGATGAAGTTAAAGCCCCAATAAAAGCTAGCCTAATCTGTCTCGTTAGTTTAATTTGGCAAAGTAGCGGACTCATAATTCGTTCGATCTAAGTTCAAGTCTTAGGCGGAGCACCACTTTTAAAAGCGAGGAGGAAAAGAAATGGACATATCGGCATTTGAGGAAATTTTAAGCTCAAACGATCTTGGCGGAGAGCTTATAATGGAATCTGGGTGCAGTGTTGTTAAAGGTTTGTTGATAATCCAAAAGTACCTGCCTGACCACGGAATAGAGAGCGCTGAACACGATATTATATATTCAGCTAGTGCTAGCCTATTAGTCGAGGCTGGTATAACTGCGAAAGACGCGATCTTGTTGCGTAAGTACAATTGGATGATCGAAGACGGCTTTTTAGCTTGTTTTGTGTAGCAGAATCCATGCTGATGCAATTGTTATATTTTAACTGGAGGTGACTTATGGCAGGAATTGATTACGTTTCTTGCAATGAGTGTGGAAAAAGCTTGTTTTATGATGGTTGACATGCAGGCGCGGGATTATATGATACATGTAAATAGCACGAAAAGCGTCACGTGCGATCATTGCGTTAAAAAATTAAAAAAGAAAATAGACAAGCTAATGAAATTTGATAGGCGTAGACATTAATAAATACACCGCCTTGAAAATGAAAAATGAGGACTTTATAATGACTAATACAATAATAGAATACGACGAGGCACTAATTCTTGGAGGAACAAATACGGCAACCCTGTTTGCGGAAAACTACAAAACATCTCTCTACGATGTAGATAGTATAGTCCGAGACTACTCTCTAATCGTGTTTACCGGAGGCCCTGACGTTGACCCTGCCTCTTACGGAGAAAATCCGCACCCAGAAACACACTGTTCCACGGAAAGAGATTTACTAGAAAGAGAAATTTACAAAGAGGCTTTTCGCAATAATATTCCTATGGTAGGAATTTGTAGGGGAGCACAGTTCTTGTGTGTTATGAACGGAGACAAGCTTGTGCAGCACGTCACAGGACATTCTTACGGATACCACGACATTATTACAAAAACAGGAGATACAATAAAAGTTCTAGGAGATCATCACCAGATGATGTTGCCAGAAAAAGGAGAAATTGTTGCCTTTTCTCATGGATTATCAGATAGATACAGAAATGGAGATGATAAGGAGATTTCTATGCCTCTCGTATGGCCGGGAGGCGCCAAAGAACCTGAAGCAGTGTGGTATGCTAATTCAAGATGTTTATGTATTCAATGGCATCCTGAATGGGACATAGAGAACGAAAAAGGACTACGATATTTTCAATCATTATTAGAGGAGCATGTGTTATGAATAGCAGCCATTTACAGTATTATTTAACTTTTGTTTGCTGGAGATGTTTATGAAATTTATCACAAACCTTTTAGGGAAAAGTAATGGGGATGTTTTTATACATGGGACCTGTATTGAAGCAACCGGCATTACTATAAACTCTGCCGATTCTATAAAAATTAGCTTTTGTATAGAAAAAGTAGACGTTTACAGGGAAGGAGATTGGATAGAACAGCATTATATACTGTGTCCAGAAATATCTATTACTAAACAAGGAGAATGATATGGCAGACTTCACACTAGGACATGATGCAGAAGTATTTGTACGAGACATAGAAACAAAAAAGATAGTTCCTGTATTTGGCATGATAGGAGGAACTAAAAGCGATCCCTTGCCTGTAAAGCAGGGAGCTTTGCAAGAAGACAATGTCATGGCCGAACTTAACATCTATCCTGCAAAAACAGCACAAGAATTTATAAACAATACTAAAATAGTAATGGAAGAATTGCGGCAAAAGCTTTTGCCTTACGGAAACGAGCCACACATAGCTCCGGTATGGGATAATGTAAATAACCACGCCCTTAACACTGCTATGATGGAGGCTTTTGGACGGATTATTCCAGAAGACGAGCAGTTTGGCTGTGAGCCAGATTATTGCGCTTGGAAATTAGTGGAAAACGACCCAATCAATTTAGTAGGAGAGTCTTTTAGATTTTGTGGAGGACATATACATATAGGAGTGCCGTTTTCAGAAGATCAATGGAAAGTGGTACGTCTAGTAAGGCTGCTAGACCTTACATTACTGACGGGGCTTAGGATTTTGTTTGGTACAAATAAAAGAGATCCACATTATGGAATGCCTGGCCGACACAGGCCCAAAGAATATGGAGTAGAATACCGCTCGCCCAGCAATCAATGGCTTTTGTACGAAAATGTACAAGAGTGGATACACAAAGTAGTCTCTGTTTGTGTAAATAGAGTAGAAGCAGGAGAGGAAGGAGAAGAAGTACAGCACGATAACCCTCTTCTACTTAAGAAACTTAGACTTTATCCGAGTCGCGTATACTCAGAAATGTTACCGGGCATACCTTTGCCTACAATAGAGTAATTTACAGGAGGATATCATGGATTTAGGAACAGATTCAATAAACGATTTTAATATAAAATATAAAGAAGGAAGTTATTTTATAGTAACAGATCCAAAAGGAAAAAAGGGGATATTTAAGACGGGTAGATTGCACGAAAATAAGGTTCTTGAAGGACGCATGTGCACAAACCCCAACAAGGGATTTGTTTCAGTAGCATTTCCTATAGAGGATATAGAAGCAGATTTTTCGTTTCCTAAACTAGGAGCCATTAACTACGACAAAGGAGTATGTATAGTTACTAGAAATGCCGTTAGGCAGTGGAGAAGAAGTCTTACATTTAGAAAGAATGTAATTTCTATAACTTTAATAGATGCTAATGTATTAGGCATGCATAGTAAAATGCTTACTGAAAATGCTAAATCTGTGCACAGCATGTTTTTTCCTGAATATTACAATATAAACGAGGCCATAGAATTAATTCTCAAAAAGAAGAAAGTGACAGTTGCACTAAATTCTCGGTACTATATAGGTATAAACTTGAGACTTCCTTATATATATCTAGGGTATAACGGCTATATAATTGGAAGGGTGAGAAAAAGGGACGGAGCGTGTCTGGTATTTCCTTCTGGAACTCCGTTAATTGAAAGTTTGTCTACTTTAGTGGAGGTAATATAATAATGACATTCAACACATTATCAGAAGTATCAAACACTTCTTTAGATACAAGAAAATATCAAGAAGATCCAGATCTTCCTTTACCTAAAAATAAAGTAGGAATAGAAATAGAAGTAGAAAGTGATTCCCATGAGCTAATTATGCAAGCTAACAAACTAACCATTGCCTGTACGGTATGGAAAACAGAGGTGGACTATAGTCTTAGGGAATATAGTACCGAACTTATTTCTAGACCTTTATTTGGACTTGATATAAAGGATGCTCTATTGTTAATGGAATCCTTTATCAAACAAGACACTCAGTTAAGATTTTCTGATAGAACATCAGTACATATACACATGGAATGTATTGATATGTCTCCAAAACAGCTGTCTAATTTTGTTCTTTTGTATATTACGTTAGAAGAAGTGCTATTTAAATTTACGGCTCCACACAGACATGATAACATTTATTGTCTTCCGTTCTCTCTATCTGGCGGACTTCAGGCAAATACTAAAGCACTACTAGTACATTTGAACAATAACAATAAATCCGCAACTAAGAGAATGTTATCAAGATGGCCTAAGTATTCTTCTATGAATCTTTCTAATATTCCAAACATAGGAACTATAGAATTTCGTGCACTAGACGGAACAGCAGACGCTTCTAGAATTTTGACATGGATAAAGATACTAATGTCTATTAAGAAGTATTCATTAGAATTCATGGAAGACGTAAATGACATACCAAAACTAGTATCTGGAATGTCTCCTGAAGAATATATAGCAAATATTATGGGAGAAGAACTAGCCAAACACTTTGATTATCTAGAAGTGGGAACGGATCTTATGCGAGGCACGCGTATTGCACAAGATATTATAATTCAATCTAACTTGGAGGAAAGCTCAGCAAGAATTCTAAGAAAACATACAAATCCAGAGGCTTCTTTGGCGTATAAATTATACGGAGACACTCTTGTTTTTAAAGAGACAGTAAGCATAACTGATTGGCAAGTAGCACCACCTTCATTTTTTAATACATAAAGGAGACGGCATATGTGCGGTATCGTAGGCGTATTTAATACAACAAATTTAGACATTACGTCTAAGATTAAATTCTTTTCTGAGGCGCTGCTGGTAGATAGCCTTAGAGGGCATGATTCTACAGGAGTTTTTGTAGTTGATAAAAACCAAAAGGACATCAGCATCTTTAAAAGAGCTATGGATGCTCCCGATTTTCTGGCTATGAATCAGTATTTAAGTATTAAAGCCGCCATGAGAACAGCTAATTTTATTGTAGGTCATAACAGGGCTGCTACACAAGGAGCTCTGACACACCATAACTCTCATCCTTTTAGTCATGGTAAAATTGTCATGGTGCACAATGGCACTTTAACCAACCATAAATCATTGAAGGGAGGCAAGTCATTTTCTGTGGATAGCGAGGCATTCACTTACGCAATGGATGTTGTAGGAGAAAAGGAAACTTTAGAGACTGTTAAGGGGGCGTTTGCAGTAGTATGGTACAATACTGATACGGGCAAGCTGTACATGGCCAGAAATGATGAGAGGCCTTTACACTATGCCTTTACCAGTGATGGAAAGTCTGTATTAGTAGCATCTGAAGCACTAATGATTCCTTGGCTAGCTAGTCGTAAAGGTACGGATTTGAAACTAACTTCTCTTAAAGAAGTTCCAGTAGGAAAAATCTTATGTTTTGATCCAAAGGAGGTGCAAAAAGTAGAAGAAGAGGATTTTACCCCGGCCGTACCTTCTTGGGAAAAATATTATCATGGAAACTACAGGGGTAGTTATAAAAAAGAACGCCACAAAAGCAATAGAAAGCATTTTCGCAGTGGCTCTGTTACTAGAGAGACTATAAAAACTAGACTACAAGAACATAAATTAGACTATGGAGATGATGTTCTGTTTGATGAGGTAGCTTTTTCTCTTTACAGTAAATCCTCTACCACAGGCAAGTTGTCGGGACTGCTTATAAAAGATAACGCTGCTGACAGCATAGAAATAGAAGCGCATAATGTTCCCGCGATTCTGTACGAAGAAGACGCTACGTATTGTGGTAAAATCTTAGGATTAAGGAAAGGCAAAGCTCTAGAAGAAGACATACTTCTACTTAATAATGTAGAGTTGGTCAGTCCTATAGAGCCTAAAGAGACTCCTAAAGAGGAAAAACACGGAGGGCAATATCGCGGCCCAAAAGGAATATATGTATCGCGAAAAGTGTTCGAGGATCTTGTATCCGATGGGTGCGCTTATTGTGGAAAAAATATAAATCCCCTACGGTCTGATGAAGTGAGTTGGATAGATGTAGCACAAGGTGGAGGGGCCGTTTGTCCCGAATGCTCCACTATGTTGGCAGGGAGTGGCGCTATACAGCATTAATTAGTAGTTCTGGACTACTTCATTAGGAGAAATACGAAATGAGGCCTATTATCTTTCCGTACAAGATGACAAGCGCAGGGGCTAAGGCGCTAGCTAAAAAGTTGGGATGTAAACGAGTTTATCCAAATAGGAAGTATTGCCCTAGTGCATACCATCTAATAATTAACTGGGGGCATAGCAAAGGGCCAACAACTTGGGGAGAAGACTGTGGAGAGTGGCTAAATCCTGTAATGTCTGTAGCGGCTGCGGCTAACAAACTTACTGCCTTTAAAATTATGAATGAGGTGGGAGTATCTATCCCTGAATTTACTACAGATCCTTATGAAGCTGCGGACTGGTTCTATGACGGTCACACTGTCGTAGAACGCTCAACTCTTACTGGACATGGAGGAGAGGGAATATATCTTCATGTTCCAAATAGTGGCGAGGAAGATGTATTTGATATTTCAGATTCTCCTTTGTGGGTGAAGTATATCAAGAAAGCTGCTGAATATCGAGTACACGTATTCAACGGAGAAGTTATTGACGTACAGCAGAAAAGGAACCGAAAGGATTTTGATACCGAGGAGGTAAATTATCAGATTAGAAATTACGATAACGGATGGGTATTTTGTAGAGAAGATGTAGACCCAGATGATACGGTACTTGAAGAAGCTATTAAAGCTGTAAAAGCTCTTGGACTAAATTTTGGGGCAGTAGACATTATTTGGAATGAGTATCATGCCAGAGCTTTTGTGCTAGAAGTAAATACTGCTCCTGGTCTACAAGGAAGTTCTGTGCAAATATATGCAAAAGCTATAGAAGAATATTGTAATAACACTTAAGGAGAATTTTGTGGAAGAAAAAACAAAAGTATTCGTATACGGCAGCTTGTTAAGTACTCTGTCGAACAACTATTTGCTAAAAGACTCCACACTACTAGGAATGCACGAAACAGAAGAAGAGTACACCATGTATGAAATGGGATACTTTCCTGGAGTGAGGAAAGGAGGAACCACATCAATAAAAGGAGAAGTATATGACGTAGACCTACATACGCTGTCGCGCCTTGATATATTGGAGGGCACCCCAACATTTTATCACCGTCATCACATAGAAACTAATTATGGAAAGGCAATTATGTATCTTCTCACTAATACCTGTAATGCGCCTATAGTATTCTCGGGGGACTGGAAAGCACACTTACAAGGAGACACAAAATGCTAGCTAGCAAGCACGTAGAACCTTACAACTCTATTTACTCGCCCTCATATAACGAAGACTCCCAATCTTCTGATGTACGATGGAGTCCAGTTGCAGTAAAAAATGGGAACTTGTACCAAACTGGACATTTTTTCAAATGCAAAGATTACTTCAATGAAGTGGTGTTGGGATTAAGAACAAAGAGTAAAACGGAGAGTATTTATGGCTTTTCTTTTGACCCTACAAAGCACCCTATCCCAAAAGATTATTTTTATGTGCTACTAAAGTCTAAAAAAACCAACAATGTAGTTGAGGGAATTAAAAATATTCTTAATCCTGTAGAGAAGGCCGCGGGACTGGCATTAACTGAAACCTTCGACACATCTATTAAAAATACTATATTAATTAAAATGGACAGTATTTTTATCAGGGAAACCTACACAATATCAATGCATACTCTCTTAATAAGACTTATGTATTATTATGAAGGAGAATCTCTAGAGCTAGAAGAATTTATTATGAGACTATCAGTACGTCTGTCGAATAGAAATACAGACAAAACAGCCCTAGAGAGGATTATGCGCCTAATTAATGTACACTTCTTTAGACAGTTTTATAATGTGCTGCCTAACATAGTGTCGTCAGGAAACAAGTTATTTAGTAGCAGAGTAGCTAAAATGGACAAACATAGTTTTCACAATAGAACTGGTATTTACTATTTTACGAGATATGTGTACTCTATTGTGTACGGAAATATATATAGAGAAACAGATCTGTATAGTATTTTAACAAAAAGGGCTATTCGTAACATAAAAACAGAACTAGTTCCTTTCATTAAGTAACAACTAGAGGAGATATTTATGAGTATTTTTACATCCGAAGTAGAATGTCCTGTATGTGGCAACAATGTAGATTCAGATAATGATTCTTTTGATTGCATAGAATCAATGTGTCCTTTTGCTGTGTATAATTACTCAGCAGAAACACCACTAGATTTTGACAACCAAGGCAACAGAGGAGCGGAATATATTCCTTATGATGACGAGGAATTATATGATGATATTACAAAATAGCACAGTACTATTGCTCCTTATGGTCATTGTAATAACCATGTTCGCAATGTAATTGACACATATACTAAACTATATCGTATATGTTTAACTATTCTTACCTCCCCTCCTTAGAGGGAAGATAATTATAGTAACAATTACTGTACTTAAGTACTTTTTAAGTATTAGACATCAAAGATTCAATATAGTTCAATAAATAACACACCTAGTAAGGAGATTACTATGAATACATCTCATAATCAAGAAATCCTACTGCTAGCCCAAGCACTAGCACCGTTCGAGACTGACAATAGTTCTTCTTGTCCTTTTTGTTCAGGAGGCATTAGCAAAGATAAGAGCTTTAGTGTTACTAGGGTAGCGGAAGGTGTCTTGTATAATTGTTACAGAGCTACATGTGGGGAATCTGGATTTATTCCCTCTACTAAAATGCAAGCTTCTGTAGGCACGGTATATGATACAGACGGAAAGAAAAATAAAGCGTTGATGAAGACATTTACTCCCAAAATATATAAGTATTCTTTAGTTCCTTTGTCTATAGAACAAGAGGTATTCTTTTTCAACAAGTTTGGTTTGACTCACGCAGAAATAAAAGCTAACGATATTAAGTGGAGTCCTGCAAGGGGTTCTTATGCCTTTCCTGTATTTGATTATAGGGGCTATACTATAGGCATTATGGACAGGTCATACACCGGAAGAAAGCCCAAAGCTATTATGTACTGGGAAAAGGACGAACCAAAAATGCACTTTCCACAAGGAGGAAAGCACAACAAGAGTACAACTATCTTTTTAGTTGAAGATCATATTAGCGCCATCAAGATGTCCCGATACTGTCGTTGTGTGGCCTTGCTGGGCACACACCTAACAGACAGGGCTGCGGTTATTTTAAATTATCTAGCAGATAACATTGTATTCTGTTTTGATAATGATGCTACTAATAAAGCCATCAAGCTAGCCAAACATTTCTCTGCTCTATTTAAAGGAACAGAAGTACTACATCTAAACAAAGATCCAAAGGACATGACAGATAAGGAACTAAAAAAACTGACAAGTAACAAACTGTAAACTGATATAATTGAACTATGTGCTAAAGGAGCTGTCTAATTAATTTAAATAGTGGAGGAAATTATTATGTGCTGTGATCCTGTAGGCTCTACTTTGCCTGAAGTAGGTAAGTGTTCGGTATGTGGATTCGCTCCCTGTGGCCTTTCTTGCTAAATAGTATGACATATTTCTAAATAGTCCAGAACTACTCTTATACGTACAAAAAAGGATATTATATGAATGTCAGATAATAAAATATTAAATCTATGTTTTTCGGATCGCGCAGCTTTTTCAGAAATAACTAAGTATTTGTCTTCAGAAGATTTTGAAGGGCATTCCAATATTCTTTTAAAATATATAGAGGAATATTATGAAATAGATCCAGATGCTAAAAAATGTGATAAGGATATTATTCTATCTAGAATTGAGCGAGCTCACCCCAAGCACGTTTCTACATTTAAGGCTATACTAAATGGATTTACTGATATATCAGTTCCTAATATTCTAAAAGAAGTGCTAGAAGTAAAGAAAAGAAACATAAGTCAAGCACTTTCTGGAGCGTTGCTAGCAGGAAAAAGTGATTCTTTAATATCTTCTTTGATTAAAGAATATTCAGATATACAAGAAGGGCTTTTGCAAGAAGAGGAAGACAGATCGGAGCCAGATACCTACATAGCAGAGCCGGTCGAAAACCTATGTACGTCCTTTTCTGAGACGGGCTTGGTGAAGGTATATCCTAAGACTCTCAATGATGTTCTTGGAGGAGGAGTGCCTAAACAAACACACATTGTAGTCTTTGCTTCTCCAGAAACAGGAAAGAGTCTTGTAGCTATAAATATGGCGGCTGGCTTTTGTAGGGATGGAAGAAAGACCTTGTTTATAGAGAACGAAGATCCTGCTGCCAGTACTCTTATGAGGTTTGTGAATAGAATGTCTGGTATGTCTAAGATGGAGGTGCTGCAAGATTATAAAAAGGCACAGGACAGGGCATTAGAAAAGGGATACGGAAACTTAGTATTTAGTTCCGTATCTCCAGGAAATATTAAAGAAATAGAGGCTTTAATAGAAGAGCATAAACCTGAATGTCTGGTAGTAAACCAAATACGACACTTGGCATTTAGAGGTACAGAAGGAGAGGTCGCGCAGATATCTATGGCCGGTAAGGCCATGAGAACTCTTATAAAGAAATATAATTTAGTAGGAATATCAGTGCATCAGGCAGGGGCTAGCGCAGATAACAAGCTAGTATTAGAGAGATCTGACTGCTATATGAGCAACACATCACTGCCGGGAGATGCTGATATTATGCTAGGTATAGGAGTTAATGATCAGTTCAAGGACGAAAGTAAAAGAATGTTTTCTTTAGTAAAAAATAAGATGAACGGAGATCATAGTTTTTTCGCTGTGTCTGTAAATGAGCAACTATCAAAGGTTATGAGCCTATGAAACTTTACGAATTGGAAAAAGGAATGCAGTTTGTTTTGCAGGGAACCGAGGACAGCCCAGTATTTACACTAGAGCACATTGATGGTATGTACAGCAGCTGTATTTATAAAGAAGAAGAGGAAACAAAGGTGATGCATATTGTTGCTTTTGCAGACGTAAATATTGTCTTATCTGAGGAGCCTATTAAAAAGGAGTAGAATACTTATGTACATTAGAAGATATAAACTACTGTCCAATAGTTCTGATGCCGACATTAAATGGGAGAGAGATTCTAATGGAAACGCACTTAAATTTGAGGACTTTAATGCACTATTACAGGCCGTAGACTCTTATGTAAGAAGTGTGGATTCTTCAAGTACGGATCTATCAGAAGAAGCACGTACTCTGGTAAAAGTAGTTGCAGCAATGAATGTATTATTTGTTGAGGACCTTAAAGAATGAGCAATGTGTACGTGATAGCAGATCTTCATTTAGGGCATACTGATATCCACAAAAAATGGAGAAATAAATTTTCGTCTCAGCAAGAGCATGATGAATTTATTATTGCTATGTGGAACAGTATTGTAAGATCTAGGGATGTAGTTAAGGTTCTAGGAGATTTTATTATTGGAAGAAAAAATCTACATTATCTTAAAGAATTGAAAGGAACAATTCATATTATTGGAGGAAACCATGATGTAAAATTTAATAGAGAATTGTTTAACGATTATCCTAATGTTTCTTATGTATCTGGAGTAGAGATATATAAAGGGGTCGTTCTATCTCACGTCCCAGTGCACCCATTAGAACTAGGGACTTACAGAGGATGGCAATATAATATGCACGGACATCAGCACAGACAATTTGATCTTGGGCATAGATATTTTAATGTAAATGCAGATGTTATTGGATTCTCTCCAAGAGAATTTAAGACTTTGTGTAGGGAGGCGGAATGGAAATTAGACTGCCTGACCACATAGAGAATCCTGACCCTATTATATATCATTCAGATAATTTTATAACTCTAGACTTGGAGTGTACAAATCATGGAAAAGGAACCGCGACAGATACAAATAATTCTATCTTGCTCTCTTGTTGGAGAGAGTTATCCGAACGATCTGATTGTCGCAAGGACGTATTGGACTGGGGAGATGAATATTCCCTTGGAAGACTTGTGGACAGAGTTGAGAGAGCGAGTTTCCTTGTCGCCCATAATGCGAAGTTTGAAGTCCAGTGGCTCAAGAGATGTGGTGCAACGCTAGAGAACATAGTAGTATGGGATACTATGATAGCAGAGTACGTTATATGTTCTAATAAAGGAGGAGCACTAGATCTAAATAGCGTAGCAGAAAGGTACGGTCTAGGAACCAAAGACAATTTAGTAAACAAATTAATAAAGTCGGGGGTTTGTCCTTCTACTATCCCTAGAAAATGGTTGCTTAAATACTGCAAACAAGACGTGCATCTTACTGAAAAAATATTTAAGGCACAGCTACTTTGGATATTAGAAAACAATCCTGAGCTTTTAAATGTAGTGTTTACTAGGTGCTTGTTTACTCCAGTTTTAGCGGACATAGAATTTAATGGAGTATTTCTAGATAAAGAACTGGTTTATGAGGAGTATGAAAAACACTACAGAGAATTTTTAACGCTCAATAAGAAACTAGAGGAGTTTGCCAATGGAATCAACTGGAACAGCTCGACTCAAGTGGCAACGTTCTTATATGAAGAACTTAAATTTGATGAAGCAAGAGACTACAGAGGAGAAAAAATACGGACGGAATCTGGTGCCAGATCTGCGGCCGCTACAACAATTGATAAACTTAGAGCTAGAACTAAGCGACAAAGAGAGTTCATAAAAATATACAAACAAAGGAACAAGATAAGTTCTGCGTTGTCTAAGAACCTAGAGTTTTTTAAAGGAGTTGTAGATGAATTAGGAGGAGTATTCTATGCGCAGTTTAATCAATGCATAACAAAGACACAACGATTATCTAGTAGTGGCAGACCTAAGCTTTTTGAGCAGTTTACTAAGAAGAAAAGTGTCCAGTTCCAGAATATGCCTAGAATTTTTAAGCGTCTTTGTGCTGCTAGGAATGTTGGATGGAAGATAGCAGAACTTGATGGAGCACAGCTAGAGTTTCGTATAGCAGCTTTTTTGGGACAAGACTCTAAAGCTATAGAGGATATAAGAAATGGCTTTGATGTCCATTCTTTTACTGCTTCTATTATACAATGCTCTAGACAGGACGCAAAAGCAGACACTTTTAAACCGTTATTCGGAGGTAAGTCTGGCACAGAAGCACAAAAGAAATATTATAAGGCTTTTGCTGAGAAATATTCAGATATAACGGATACTCAAAAAGGATGGATAGATGAAGTTTTAGCTACTAAGCAACTAAAAACTATTACGGGTCTTGTGTTTTATTGGCCAGATACTAAGATGTCTAGGACAGGATATGTTACCAATACTACTAGCATAAGTAATTATCCCATACAGAGTTTTGCTACAGCAGATATAATTCCTATAGCCATAACTTATCAATGGCATAGAATGAAAGCAGTAAAACTAAAAAGTTTTTTAATAAACACAGTACATGATAGCTCGATAGGAGAAGTTCATCCAAAGGAGGAAGAAATCTATGAAAGTATAGGCATAGAGGCATATACTAAAGACATAAAACGCTATCTACGAAAGATATATAATATACATTTTAATGTTCCCTTGGGTGTAGGAGTCAAGATTGGTCCTCACTGGGGACAAGCAGAGGAGAAGAAGTATGAATATGATTGCTAAGGGTGTTATTGAATTCATCGGAATGAAAAATGGCAACACCAATGTAAAGCTAGGAGGAGAGTGGTATAGCTTCTTCAAGGAAGAGGTTGTGGCAAATAAAGGAGACTTAGTGGAGTTTTCCTATGTGCAGAAGGGTAACTGGAAGAACGGGGATGCGAGCACTTTTAAAGTAAACTCTTCGGGAAGTCCTGTCTCGCCTAGTTCAGCAAGCAAAGAGGTGGACTGGGACGGAAAAGACAGGCGCATTGCTTATCTTGCTTGTAGAAAAGATGCAATTCAGATTACTAGTTTGCTGTTGGATAGCGGAGGCATTAAACTTCCTACCAAGATCCCAGATAAATTTGAGGTTATATTGGGAGTAGTTAAGCAGCTAACTGACGATTTTTATGAGGATGTGTACGATGTACACGGATATCCTGTACAAGTTGCCAAACAAAACAATAATAGTATGTTCACAGAGGAAGAACTTGATGACGAAGAATGATATTGTATTTGAGACCCCTATTTATAAAATCATAGTTGCTTCTGCTATAGATTATGAAGGGCCTTGTCCTGATAGAATTCTATATCAAATTTATAATAAGGATACTGGAGTAATGGAACTAGAGGACTTTACTCTTCCTGGAGCAATTGAAACTGCTAAGTACCTAACTGATTGCCTTGTGTCTATTAGAGAAGGCAAACAGGCTACAGTTGTGGGAATCTCTAAAAACAAAGATATAGTCAATCACTAGTAGAAGATATTGGTGCGGGTATAGCTCAATGGTAGAGCACTGTCCTTCCAAGTCAGATGTTGCGGGTTCGAGTCCCGCTATCCGCTCCACTTTTATTTTATTGCCCCTGTGGCCAAATTGGATTAAGGCATGAGATTTCTACTCTCACGATTACAGGTTCGAGTCCTGTCAGGGGTACCACTTTTTATGCTGGTGGGGATGAAGTAAGAAGACCCGGCCAACAAGCCGCGACCGCCTCTCTCTGATGCGCACCATCGTTGCCGGGCGCCAGCATTCTATTAGTTTTTTGCCAGAGTAGCTCAGTGGTAGAGCTGGTACCTTGTAAGTACTAGGTTGCAGGTTCGATTCCTGCCTCTGGCTCCACACTAGGGCCGATAGCATAACAGGTTAATGCAACCGACTCATAATCGGAAGAAGGAGCGGTTCGAGTCCGCCTCGGCCCACCAATTCCATAACTCATAACTGGAGAGCGTGCTATGCAGCTTCTATTTGATGGAGATATTATAATTTATAGAGCTGCTGCAGCAGCAGAACCTTCCAAATATTATGTTTATATTAAAGGAGAAGAGGAATATGGATACATAGCATCCTTTAAGTACAAAAAAGAGATGAACTCCTTCATTAAAGGAGAAGAAGGAGACTTCGTAATAGAAAAGAAAAAAGAAATAGAGCCCGTCGCCAACGCCTTAAATAATATTGATACTACTATTGATAATATTGTTTCTGTTTTAAATTTTACAAGTACTAAATTTTATCTAACAGGCACTGGGAACTTTAGAGAAAAATTATATCCAGACTATAAGGCACACAGAAAGGACGTAGAGCGCCCAGTACATCTGATGGACTGTACGCAATATCTCATTGAGAAGTATGGAGCCATTGTTATAGATGGGATGGAGGCAGACGATGCTATGTCTATTGAGCAATACAAAGATCCAGATACTTCTTGCATAGTAAGTCTAGACAAGGATCTAGACATGGTTCCTGGAGGGCACTATAACTGGGTACGAGGAGAATATTACGAAGTAAAAGAACTAGACGGATTGCGTTGGTTTTATACTCAAGTTCTTACAGGAGATTCTGTTGATAATATTAAAGGATTAAAAGGAATAGGACCCAAAGGAGCACAAAAGCTACTTAAGGATTGTAATACTGAAAAAGAAATGTTTGATGTTTGCGTAGATAAGTATAATCAAAGGCATATAAGACACAGTCAGATGGACGTTCCTTCCGGATGTTCTTATGAAGATTTAATATTGAACTGTAAACTCTTATGGATGTCTAAGAAAGAACCAAATGATTGGAGGGTTCCGGCATGATTGTAGGAGGACGTAAGTTTTTTGGTACTGTATTAATTATTATTTTATCTAGTTTATTTTTGGCTACTAATTATTTGTCTGGAGGGGAGTGGGTAACAATTAATACTCTTGCTTTAGGTATCTTTGGTGGAACTAACGTTTGGCAGAAAAAGCAATGAATAAAATTCTTGATTACAAAACTGGTAAAGTTGTAGAGATTGTCCTTGACAGGGGGGAACAAGAATACCTTTGCAGGTATAATTTACGGGCCATAGAGGCACAAAATAAAGAAGCAGAACAATTAAAAGAGTACATAAACTATGCCCGAGAAGAAGACTCAGACACTGGGTGTTAAAAAATCTTCTATAAGAAAACTTAAACTTAACAAACATAAGGCTAGGATAGAAGCTAAGGACAGAGGCTTCCGCTCTATGTTTGAGGTGCGTATAGCAGAGGAATTGAATGATGCTAAAGTGCCTTATGAATATGAAACTCTTAAAATAAAGTATACTAGGGAGCAAGTATATAATCCAGACTTTATACTTCCAAATGGAATTATACTAGAAGTAAAAGGTAAATTTGACAGTAATGATAGAGCAAAACATTTACTTATAAAACAACAACACCCTGAACTAGATATACGTTTTGTATTTATGCGGGCCTCTCAAAAACTTTATAAAGGAAGTAAAAGTACTTACGCTGAATGGGCGGACAATCATGGTTTCAAATATTCTGATAAGAAAATTCCTGCAGAGTGGCTGGAAGAAGCATTACTCGAAGAAAAGAAGGAAACTTAATACAGAAGAAGATATCTTTATTTTCTTTTGTGAAAATAAAAACTTTCATATTTCACATCCTTTTTTTGAAGATATGAAAGATCATGTATATTCTATACGAACTAGGACTAACAGATACTTGGTTCATTTCATTAATGGACAATATTATGGATATAAAGATGTTACATCAGTACCAGGATGATGTAGAAGTTTATGGGTGTTATAAATGTGGCACTATAAACGGCTATGTTGTAGATAGAGTATGTCAAGAATGCGGCTCTGAGAATAGTACGCTCACATTCTTAAATGCTCTGGACATCATAAATGATATGCACTTAAGAGACACCTTGGATACTGCCCTATTAGACGAGGAAGAATTAGATGCACTCTTATGAAATAAATGATACTGGCAGAGAGTGCACTCAGTGTAGAAACATAAAAAATTGGGCGGAGTTCTGCAAAGGATCTTCGGCTAGAGGAAGGTCTTCTAAATGCAGAGAGTGTAGAAATCTAATACAAAAAAACTACAGGAGACTTACTAAAAACCTTAGCTCTAAAAAATATGAAAAAACTAAGAAAGGATTTTTAGTACGGCTATATAGAAATATGCAGAGTCGCGTTACTGGGGTAAAAAAAGATCAGTTTTATTTGTATGCAGGATGCAGACTATTAGACAGAAAAGATTTTTATAGGTGGGCTGAAAATAATGAAGAGTTTCATAGATTGTTTGCTGCCTGGGAAGCTTCTGGATATGAGCTAAGATCTACTCCAGCAGTATCTAGAATAGACACTCATTATGGATATGAATTATGGAATATGGAATGGGTAACACAATCAGAAACTAGTAGGAGAGGTGCAATGAATAGGTGGAATAAAAGATGATTTTATCACGAGGTAAGGAAACGGTACTTGTTATTCCAGACATACAGGCGCCGTTCCAGCACAAGCACACACTAGATTTCTTAGTAGCCTTAAGGGACGCTGTAAATCCTACCAAAGTGGTCTGTATAGGGGACAGCATGGATGCCAATGCGCTTAGTCGCTGGGCTCTTGATCCTAACGGAATGTCTCCTCTAGATGAGTACTTGGTTGCTATAGATTTCTTAAAGAAGCTTTATGATGAGTTCCCAAAAGCACAGGAGGTAATATCTAATCATAATGAAAGAATAATAAAGCGGGTTACTGGAGCAGGAGTTCCTTCTATATTTGTACGCTCTTATGAAGAGATTATGCACTATCCTCCTGGCTGGAGTATACATCCGTACATAGAAATAGATGAAGTTATTTATGAGCACGGGCATTCTCAAGGAGGAGAACATGCTGCCAAGAACTTAGCAAAACATAACGGAAAGTCCACAGTTATAGGACATCATCACTCAGCCGCAGGAATTAATTTCTTTGCAAATAGACAAAAGATGTTGTTCGGCATGAATGTAGGATGTTTGTTAGATATATCTTCTTACGCATTCTCCTACGCTAAAGATAGCAAATTTAAGCCCACTATGGGAGCAGGAATAGTAGACAGAGGAGTTCCTAAATTTGTTCCTATGCTACAAGATAGTTACGGCAATTGGACAGGAGAGCTAATATTGTGATAGATGAATTTACTAATAAAAGATATCTAGAGATGTCTAAGAAGTTTGTAGACCTTTATTCTGAGGAGAGTCCTGATGTGGCAGCCAAGTATATTATTGATGAAAGACTTCCTGAGAAAGAATATCCAACGCTTAGAGAATTTATTGAAAAAGAATTTCTTAGTAGAGGATGGACTTTCGATGAGTGATAAAAAATATTCTAGGATAGATATTATAGGACAGAATGGTAATGAGGGACTGCACTACAACTACCCTACCAAAGTATGTTTTGATTGTGGAATGCAAGCTATGGGTGCATCTGAGATGATTAACGATACTTACCAGTGGAACGAGGGAGAATGTCAAGTTTGTGGATTGAGAGGAGACCTAGTAACTAGTCCTTTCTTTTTTGGATGTCCTGAATTTCCTAATAATGAAGAGGAGAAATAATTATGTCTCAGTCTGTTTCTATCATGGAAGATTTTGTAGCATACGAAAAGCTAAACGACCCAGTCTCTTCTCCTAAACACTATACTCAAGGAGAAATAGAGGTAATTGATTTTATTATGGACCAAGGATTTGATTACTTAGAAGGAAATGTGTGTAAATACCTTTGCAGATATAAGTATAAGAATGGTTTGGAAGATCTTAAAAAGGCGCAGTGGTATCTGAACAAGCTTGTGGAGGAAACTAGTAACAATGGATGATTACCAAACTTTTATAGCGACGTCTAGGTACAGTAGGTGGCTAGAAGATGAAAGAAGACGGGAGACTTGGGAAGAGACTGTAAAACGATACATTACTTTTATGCAGAAGACAGCAAGCAAGTCTGTTGGCCTAGATGATGGCATCCTTAATGCCTTGTATAGATGCGAAGACAAGATACTATCTCTAGAAGTTATGCCTAGTATGAGAATGCTAATGACCGCAGGTCCTGCTCTAGCTCGTGATAATATGGCAGGCTTTAATTGTTCTTTTTTGCCTATAAATACTATTCGTGCTTTTGATGAAGCTATGTATATATTGCTATGTGGCACAGGAGTAGGATTTAGTGTAGAAAGACAGTATATAAATGACTTACCAGAGGTGCCTTATGAGCTTTATGAAACGGACACTGTGCTTACAGTACGCGATTCAAAAATTGGATGGGCTTCAGCGTACAGAGAACTCATTGCGCTTCTATATTCTGGAGTCATTCCGAGATGGGATACTTCTAGAGTTAGACCGGCGGGAGCTAGACTTAAGACTTTTGGAGGCAGAGCGAGCGGCCCGGAACCTCTTGAAGACTTGTTTAGATTTACAATCTCGGTATTCAAAGGAGCTGCTGGAAGAAAATTAAACAGTATTGAATGTCATGATATTGTATGTAAAATAGCGGACATAGTAGTTGTTGGCGGGGTTCGTAGATCCGCACTTATTTCTCTTAGTAACCTCACAGATGAAAGAATGCGTAAGGCCAAACACGGACAGTGGTGGGAAGAAAATCCACAGAGAGCTCTGGCAAATAACTCAGTATGTTATACTGAGAAGCCGGACATGGGAATTTTTATGAAAGAATGGAGGGCATTGTACGAGTCTAAATCAGGAGAGAGGGGAATATACAATAGACAGGCTGCTAAAAAAGTGGCAGCAAGAAATGGTAGAAGAGATATATCTTATGATTTTGGAACAAATCCGTTAACGGTAGCGGCCTGAAGAAGTAATTCTTTTTGAATAACTATTCTAAAAACGGAGAAACTCCTTGTAAGGACAACCCCGTGCTAATCCAGTATTGGAGTGTGTAACGACTATGAGTATAGACAAGAAACAGCTTAGTAAACTTCTTTCTTATATGACAACTTTTGGCGGTGGGGTGTATTGGCCACACAAAAGAAAAGAAACCTCAAAAGTAAACTGTAAGTTTATTATGAATATGAGACAAGAAAATCTAGATTATGTGCTATGGGTAGCCTCGGTACTAAAAGAGGTAACAGGTGTTAGGATTATAGATCGTAAAGATTATAATGTTGATGGATGTACTAGAAAAGAGCAAGTTCGTTTAGAATCTAGAAGACACCCATATTTCACAAAACTAAGGGAGCGTATTTATATAGATAATCATAAAGTGCTAGATCCTCATATGCTTAAAATGATGGACGCGGAAGCACTTGCTATTATCTTTATGACTGATGGAAGTTCTAGTCTTGATACTAGATTTAAAAATCCCCACTGTAAGATTACTTTAGAAACAAAAGGCTTTAGCTATGCAGACAATCTTGCTTTGAGTAAGGCCATCTACACTGCTACTGGTATTAGAACAAATGTACAACGAAGGGGCAAATACTACATGTTGTATGTAAAAACTAAAGACCATAAACTTTTTGTTGATACTGTAAGTCCTTATATGCTCGACAGTTTCTTGTACAAACTCGAACGAATAGCTCCTGCTTTGCAGGATGGTGATATAGTCTGCACTGATACGAAAGTATCAGAGATTGACAGAGATGATCAATCCCTTCTTGAAAAAGAAGAGTAACAATGTGGGCAGTGAAATAATTCTACGTCCTAATCAAGTCTGCAATTTGACAGAAGTTGTTGTAAGGAGCGAGGATACTTTAGCAAATCTTGCAGAAAAAGTAGAGCTTGCTACTATCCTTGGTACAGTACAATCAATGTTGACTAACTTCAGATATCTTGGAAAAAAATGGCAAAAAAACACAGAAGAAGAGCGCTTGCTTGGGGTCAGTCTTACAGGAATAATGGATCATCCTATAATGTCGGGCAATACCCTGCGCGGCAGTTTTGAAAATGGAATGTTCTTAAAAGAAGCGCTTGAGTATCTAAGACAAGTGGCAGTAGATACTAACAAAATATGGGCAGAACAGTTAGAAATAGAACAAAGTGCTGCCATAACTTGTGTTAAACCAAGTGGAACTGTAAGCCAATTAGTTAATAGTTCTAGTGGCATTCATGCCAGGCATTCCAAGTTCTACATCAGAACGGTGAGGGTTGATAAAAAAGATCCTATATATCCTTTTTTGAAGGAGCAAGGGATTCCTGTAGAAGATGCTTTTGGAAAGGAACAAAGCACTGCTGTGTTTAGTTTTCCTGTTGCAAGTCCTGACGACGCCACTACTCGTAATGACATGACTGCTATAGAGCAACTAGAGCTATGGAAGATTTATGCAGAGCATTGGTGTGAACATAAACCTAGTGTTACTATTTCTGTACGAGAGCATGAATGGATGGAGGTAGGTGCGTGGGTATACAGAAACTTTGATATTTGTTCTGGTGTAAGTTTTCTTCCTCATACAGATCATGTGTACAAACAAGCCCCTTATCAGGACATTACCGAAGAGGAGTACAAAGAGTTTGTTAATAAAATTCCTGCAATTGATTGGAGCAAACTTAGTGAGTATGAAACCGAAGACAACACTACAACAGACCACGAGCTTGCCTGTTCTGCGGGAGGCTCCTGCGAAATCCTGTAATATTACATGGCCAGACCTAATATTTCCACCTATAACTTTATGGTCAATGCCTTCTTTTAAGAGACAATGATATGATTAAGTACTTAGCTCTGGTAGTACTGTTGTTACTTCCTATTTCTTTGCAGGGTAGCTACGACAATCCAGGAAATATAATAAAGGGGGAAACGTGGAAAGGAGAAGTAGAGTGCTCCAGAGCTAGGTTTGAGTGCTTTTCGTCCCCTTATTGGGGCATAAGAGCAATTCTACTTAATTTAAAGACATATTACTACATTCATAATCTTAGAACTGTTAGAGGTATTATATCTAGGTGGGCTCCAGAACATGAAAATCCTACAGAAAACTATATTAGATTTGTTTCTGGTTACATGGGTAATAATCCTGACGATACTCTTGAGTTTACTTCTACCTCTATTAGTCAGTTGGTCATGGCTATAATTATTTTTGAAAATGGACAGCTTCTTTATCCTGAGAAATTTATACGCATGGTAATAGAGGCAGTATTTACAGAATTAAAGGAGATAAGATATGCTTCCGTTAGAGCTGATAACCCTTTTGGGCAGCACAGTATTAGGTGGAGTTTTAAAACTATGGGGAATGTCTCAACAAGCTAAGGCAGAGAATAACATTCTTACTTTACAAGCTTTAAATGCTAAAGCAAACATTGCTAAAGAGGCTAGAGAATACAACAATAAAGGATTTCAATGGACTAGAAGATTTATAGCTATAGCCGCCATATCGGCTATTATAGTATGGCCAAAATTTGCCCCATTAATGGACATTCCTGTAGTAGTAGGATGGACAGAATGGAACCCAGGATTCTTATTTATTCCCGGAAAAGAGTCTACTATGTGGCACGTGATGGAAGGACTTGTCATAACTCCGCTAGACACCCACTTAGTAAGTTCCATAGCTGGTCTGTATTTTGGGGCTAGTATAGTAGGAAACAGGACATAAAAAAGAGCCCTCTCTATGAGGGCTTCTTCTTAATTACCAAACAGTTTTGGTATGTCTCCAAATCGCAAAGTTAAAATGAGTATGACTATGGCCATAAACCATTTTACTCCTCGATATACAGTCTTGTAAATATTAAGTTCTTGTTCTATTCTTTCAAGTCTTTTGTTAGTAACTTCCCTACACTTATCCTCTTTCTCCATATGCTTTTTAAGCATAGAAGTTAGATCCTCTACTGCTCGTTTTAAGTACCCAACATCATGTTCTGACATTTTAAATTCCGTAGTAATCATTTGGCCTTGTCCCCATACTGGGTAAGTCGGGAGTCAAGATAATTATTAATCATATCCATACGTTTTGCGCACTTAATACTAGCGGAGCATTTATTAAGCCTGTTTTGTAAAGTAGTGTCCTGTAACTTTATTCTGTTTTTAATTTGCGATATTAATTGTTGTGCGGAGAACCCATTGTCCAAAGATCTGTCAAAAAGCCATCCAGGAAGTTCTTCCCCATTTATCGCTAGCCATGTGGCAGTAGCAACCAAAGTATCCTGAGAATCTTGCGCTGATTTTTCTACTCTAGACACTTCATATACAGCTTTTAGTATAGTTGATTCTTTTATACTTTTGGCGGAAAGATATCTAGCTGTCCAGTCATGCAAATTTCTATTAAGAACTCCTCTTCCTTTCTTTTTGGCATCCCTAAAAATATCGTCTTCGTCACGTTGATAATATTTTTCTACATATCCTTGCATAGATGTAGGCACTATTTCTCTATAAAATCTTTCTGCGTCTTTTGGAGTAGCTGTATCAGTTGCAGCTTTTTTGGCCCATGAGAAGCCAGCAGCAACAGACTTGCCCACATATTCTAGGGCTGGAAGACTAACCAAATCAGTAGGGGCCAGTCCGGGAGCAGCAAGAGTAGTAGTTATGTCTATACCACTAACATAACTAGGAATTCCCCACAGTACCCAGTCTGGATTATTACTTCTCATTAACCTAGAAGTTACTGTCTCTTTTCCCAGCGCTTCCATGAGAGTGTCTGCCTGCTTGATAGAAATTACTCCGTACAGTCCCGAAGCCAATACCATGCCCCCTACAAAAGTAGCAAGTCCTCTAGGATCTCCTGTGCGCTTAGTAGTTTTTACATGTTCTACCATCTGGGCAAGATAATTGTGCTGGAAGGTTTTAAAAAGGCCAAACGGCTTTCCTATAACTCCCAAACCATCTTCTCCAAAGATCAGAGGACCTTCATAATTATTGTACTCTACCATATATTTATCCGCTAAGTATGCAGACTGTCTAGTAGCCTCTGTCTGTGATTTTCCAGACGACCTTAAAAAATGATAAAACATTAAGGTAGCATTTAGGCGGCTATATTGTTCCATTCTGGCAGAGGCATTTCTTAAGGTAATAGTATCTAATGTCTTTTTGGGGATAGACGCCAATCCTTTTTGAAAGAGGCGCTCTCCAGCATACTCAGAAAGAAATTTAGGCTCTATGGTTCTGTTCTGCATAGCATACTTTATTACAGACTTGACTTCCTTAGAGGGAAAAATAAAATCCTTTTGTGCCTTTATTATAGACTCTATTACCTTTCCTTCTACTCCATTAATTTGCAGGTCTACTAATTTGGCAGGTATCATTTGAAAGGGCTGTATGCCTTGAGACGCCATAAACCTCACATTACCAAACAATAACCTGGAATACAAAGTGACAGTATTTACTACTCCCAGAGCATTTTGTACTCCTCTCTCTCCTATATAGTCTCTAGTAATATCTTGTATAGCCTTAGTTATTTTTCCTTGATGTCCTAGAGCATTATCTACATAACGCTGTACAAAATTTACGGCATTTGGATACTTTCTAACGTTAGGATCGAGCATGAGATCAGACATTTCTTTGCGGACTTTTATAGCTTCAGCAGCTTTTATACCACCTTCTACATACATAGCATATCCCTTAAGAAATTCAGTTATGCCCTTTCTTCCTCCTTCTGTACCAGCAAAACCTCCCGCTCCTTGTCTCTGGATGCGGTGCCTGCCAAAGCCTCTTTTAGAAATAACATCTGAAAATAATTTTTGCAGTTTTGCGGCTTCTGGAGTGCTTTTCTCTGCCAACTTAATCGCTTCTGCAAAAGCAGACACAGCAACATCTTCTCCATCGTAGCGCTTTACGGCGGAAGAATTTATGTCATATTTATCTCCTACAGTCTTAGAGAATTTTCTTTGTATGAGCTTGGCTTCTATTACATTAGAGGCAGGATATACATACTCTACATTGCCTGTTTTTTTATTTTTTAAATATACTCTAAAACTTCCTATAAACATATGAGGAAGATAGTTAGGAAGCTCTTTTATTGGCTCTATCTTACCATCTCCGTACCTAGCAACCATGTCATTGTAATGATTAAGGACTGTTTTTGTTCCGTGCAACAGTCCTCTGGCCGCCTTAATTTGCTCAGGGTTTAGCCCGCGAGCGGCTAACATAGAATCTGAAACGTCAGTAGTAACGTGGGGGGTTCTCTCCACCTCAAATAGTACCTTTAATACTTTGTTTGCATCTTTAGTCTTTAACTTTTCTATTGCTGTAAGCGCCCCCCCATCAGTGGACTTAGCAACAGCAGACCTTAGTCCGGTTAGTCCCCACTTAGTTTCTGAGAACTTAGGAAAGTGTAATACCCTGTCTACATTATGTTCTATAGCAACACGGTGTCGAGACATCCTGTCTACCGACCATTTTACTACAGGATGCTCCATAAATTTTCCTGGCTGGAGTCTTCCTGTGACCTCTCTCTGAAAAGGAGTTATATCTTTATACTTTAACTTTCCTTCTGGTGTGACTAAGTCAGCAGACATTTCTCTCATAGGACGTAAATCTTGTCCGTATAGTCTAAGAGAGATCTTATCCACAGTATATAGAGCATCAGCAATGGTACCCAAATAAAATTCGGTATCTTTTTTTGCTTCTGCCAGAGCAGGAAGCAGACCAGAAGGAGTGTTGGGGTCCTCTATGGCTTTATTTATATCTTCTTTTTGTTTTGTAAGTCTGTCAAACTCCTCTACAAGCTTATTCTTTTTGGGAACAAAACTGCGATCAAAGGCCTTTAGTCCTACTTTGCCTTGTCCTCCCATAGCTCCTAAAGTAGCAAACGTGACGCCAGCGGCCACTTTGTCGTCCAGATTACCATCAGTAGTCCCAAAACCAAGAAGTCCTAAAGCAGCAACTCTTTCCGGTATTTTAAGTACGGCAGATGCCTCTACTATCTTACCCATAGCCGCGGCCTTAGCAGATTCTATAGCAATAGTATCTAAGTCTTCGTCTACATTTTCCAAGGCGGCAACAGCAGCGAAGCCTCCGGCAGAGCCGAGAGCTTTTATTCCAGGAATATACTCGGCAACCATAACAGGTGCCATTGCCAGCCCAGCAAGTATCTTATTTTCTAACGTTTTTGGGGGCTCCATTCCCAGAGCTTGAGGAGATGTCTCTTTTGATACACTTCTAAGATAATCTTCTATATTTTGCAGCACAGTATCTTTTGACTCTACTCCTGCGCCAGTAACTTCTACTAACCAGTCATTGAGCCTGTTTATTCCTCCAGGAACATTGGCTAGAAGGTTATAAAACCCAGAAGCAGAAGAATAATAACCGTACTGTATTGCCTTTCCTGCCTTTTCAAAAGTATCAACTAGACTAGCTGTTGTTTTAGGAAGTGACTGCTTGTCTGGTCTATAACTAGGAGTAAATTCTGAAAAGTCGTTGTCCGCAGGAGTAAAGGCAGAGTCTTGTCCGGCTGGAACAAAGTCTTCTCCAGCAACATCTCGCAGAGCCTTGGCACGAGCTACCATGCCTGGCTCTTTTAGTTCGTGGGGCTTCTTTGCAAAAAACTCATCGAGATCAGGGTGCCCAGATGCAAAAGGTGCAGAAGGGTCTACAGCATTACTCATCTAGTAAGCTTCCATTTATTGTACTTTTCTGCATCTATATTATTTTTCTTCATGTCAGCCTCTGTAAGGACGTTCCCGGCTCGTTCCCATTTAAGCGCTCCTACATATACTTTTTCTTCTTGAGGAGACAATTCTATTTTCTTAGAATCAAGATTTGCCTTAAAGGCTTCTGCAAAAGTCGCTATATTTTTAGCGACCTCTGCTATTTCTTCTGGAGTTTTGGCGGTTATTATAGAACGCATAGCTTCTATATTGTTGCTTATTAGAAAAGAAGCGAGCTTCATAGTACTCTCTTCTCCTCGAAAAAACTTCTTCTCTACTGCATCTATCTGGGCTTCCGTAAGCTGTGCTGGATCTTCTACATATTGCTGCATCCATCCGGCCAATAGCTTGTCACTAGAGATTTGTTCTTGAGAAGTTTTAGGATTAAGTATACTATCTCTAACCTTTAGGGAAGACGACTTTCCTGTTTTTTCAAACTCTTTAATACTTTCTGGATCGAAGTAAGGAATAGTTCCCGGAGGCAATATATTGCTATACTCTTTATTGAGGTCTTTGGCCTCTTGTGCAAGCTCTAAGTCCCCGGAAGCTAGTGCAGCAGTACTAATCACTTCGGTAGCCTTTGCTGGATCTGTAGGATATTGTTCAGTAGCAGTACTTACTATTTTTTTACGAATATTTTCTCTGTTTTTCTTGTCTCTGTATATATCCATTTCTTGCAGCAGAGCCTCTCTTTTTAACTGCAAAGAGTCTTTCTGTATGTCCAAGGATCGCCGGCCCTGCTTGACTTTTTCTATATTAAGCAGGGTCTCGCTAGTAGTGGGTCCTGTTCTCCCTCCTCTGACTATAAGCTCTTCTATGCCCATTAGTAATACGTCCCTGGTTCTGTGTTAAGTCTTGGATCTACTGCCCCTTGTGTAGCCGGAGGCATTCCCATACTCAATTGTGCCAAAGTAAGCGCCGTATTAGTGCCTTGCTGCATAGCGTTGGACACGCCTAGTATACCTGCGGCCCTAATATTTCCTATATTCTGCATAATTCCTCCTGCAGATTGTGCGTAGTTCTGAGCAATGTTGCCAGTTTGCACAGCAGCGTTTTGTCCCATAGAGGCCAGGTTCTGAAACTGTCCTACTCTGGCATTATATCCCTGCGTAGCCAGTCCACTACTAAAGGCTACTATATCTCTAAGAGTCCCTCCAGACTGTAAGGTACCTCCGGCAGCAGCACGTTGTGTAAGTCCTCGTAAGCCCTCCTCCCTAGCGAACTGGTATGCAGGATCGGAGGCAAAGGAGCTAGGATCTTTGAGCAGTGCTTGTAGCCCTTCGAGACCTATTCCTCCAGCCTCTCTATAAGGAGCAAGATCTCTTCTAGCAGTACCGTACATTCTCTCCTGCAAAGATAGGGCGCGGCGCTGGCCGCGAGCAGCTTCTTTGGAAGCAAAAAAACTAGCAAGTCCTTGTATTAGTGCGCTCATTGTCTTTTCCTAAAAGCTTGTCGGTAGGAAGTATTATACATGTATGACAACTATCCTGTACGTTTCTTCTGGAAGATCTACTGCACTTCCAGTAATATTAATAAAAGTGATTATAACATCTCCTGTAGAAGACACTCTAGAATTAACAATGCCTATTCCAGAAGTGTGTGAAAGCTTGTTTACAAATACTATATCTTTGCTACTTATATCTGGCAGAGTTATTGTTTCTTCTTGTGTGCTATTAGCAGGAATGGAAGAAGGATTTATAGTGATTTCAAAATAGCTAATGGCGCCTTCTACATCACTATACCACCTATCATCCGGTCCTGATCTAGACACTCTTGGAAGTACTCTTGGCATTATAATTCTCTTCCTGATTGTCTGGCATCTATATATCCAGATATTAACACAGGCTTTATAGGGTCTGTTATACGAACTTCAAACACCCTATCTCTGGCATATCCTAGGCGCCTCCATATAAGACGTCTAGAATATTCTCCTATTTTGCCGACAGGCTTCCAGTATTCATTGCTCCACGTATGTCCATAATCATCGCTCCAACGGAGCATTACTTGTCCATCTACATTGCCGCTTGTGCCATATTCCAACTCTATTTCTACAGCGTTGTAAAATAGGTGTCTTTTATCTGAAAAGAAGTGAGAAGTTCTTCTAACTCTTTCTATAATAGAACCATCTTCTGTATACAGATCTGCATCTAGGTAATATATTTTTCCAGACACATAGTCTCCCATGCACTGCTTTTTATCAAAAAGAGTTCTAGAAGAATATCTAAGTCTTCCTATGTTCCAAGACTCCCACTCAAACCATACGCCCTCAGTATTATCATATACCCAGGTAGCGGCGGCTGTTGGGAAAGTAAGCACGTACCAAGTGTGCCCTTTCCATTGAAGTACAAAGGAGAAGGCATCCTCTAGTGTAGAATACTTAGAGAATTCAGCAGTAACGGCTTTAGTACTTATAATCTTGGGATCGTACCCTCTAGCCTGTACTACTTGGCCCTCTCCATACTCGTTCTTAGAGAGCCATATCATGGTCTGGTCTACCCTAGCAGCACTGTTCTTAGCAGCTATGCCCCATTCGCTGTATCCAGATCCTACAGGAGTGAATACAGGATATCCTCCAGTGTTGCTCCAGATTTCTGTACTAGTTTCTCCGAATAGCCACAATTCTCTATGTGATTTTTCTATAGCTAAAAGTTTATCGGGGTCTCGTTCTGCCGTAGCAAAACTGGTGCCTGTCCAAGAGGTACCATCTCTAAGATCTGACCAAAAGAAACTACCGTTTATATTAAGTCCCTGTGTGTTGTAGGGATCATTTACTACAAAGTAACCTTCTATAAAGATTACTTGGTCTGCGCCATTAGGGAAATCAACATCAGTTATTTCAGAAAAGGTGGCGCCGTCCCAGATGTATCCTTTGACGCCGTCAACTATCATAAGACTGTCTTGTCCTACAGCCATAGAAATAGAAGTTCCAGTGCTGCTAAGTGTTCCTTTTAATACAGATATCCCAGAAGTATCCACTTCATAAAATTCCTGTCCAGACACAACATAAAGCAAATCATTAAAAGTTTCTATTGCTCTTATAGGACCTACCCCGACAGTAGTAAACAAAGAAGATCCTGGAGTGGGATATAATGCGGCAGCATTTCTTCCATTAGGGGACTTTTCTAAATACCAGTTTACTGTCTTTTGTGCATCTACATTAATGCTATCGGAAGTATTAAAAGAGCCTATAATAGGTAATTTCATTTAAGTTTAATTAAAACTCCACAATGATTAAGTCCTGCTCCCTGTTCTTTTTGCGTTATAGCAGATATGTGCTCACAGAAGTAAGATAAGTTTTTATTATGATGTTCTGCTCGCATTATTCCTAGAACAGGATTTAATTGTATTTCAGGATTATCTAAATTAGGGCTGTGTACTGATATTCCAGCACTAAAAGAACATCCAGATAAGAGTACCATTAAAAACACTATTACAATTTTCATTTTATTCAGATAGGCTAAGACTTACTATATAATAAGTAAGATTTCCTCCAGTAGTATTTCTTATTCTGGGAGCGTGTGCCCCAACGCGGACGGAACAAAAAGAGGCAACTACAGGAGCTGCACCATTAAATACAGAATCTATTCTCCACGCTCCATTTAAATAATGCTCTATTACAAGACCAGCAGGAAAAAATAAATTAAAATTTCCTTCTTGTAGAACTCCTGTAGTGGAACTTCCTGCAGTTAAAGTAAATCCTATAGCTGGGTCGTTGTGAGGATGTGTTGGGCGCAGTTTTATAGTGAGTCTATTGTTACTCTGGTCTATTGCTATGTCGCCAAAAGTACTATCTTGATTGAAACAAGAAGCTATGTCGGAAACTCTGTCATTATTAGGGACTGTTGTGTAAGGGCGCAAAATGTCCCCTCCTGACACTGTTGCAGGAGTTACTGCTTTTTCCGCATCCGTTCCAGCATCTACTTCTGCTTGTGTGGCTAGTTCTACTACTCCTTTATTGGTTTCTGAGGCAGCGGTTATTTCTGATATTACTACATCATCATAATAAGTGGTTCCTGCACTAGAAGATCCAGATATTTCTATTTTTGCAAACGTAGCATCATTACCTGGAGTAGCTTGTAATACTTGCTCTGTCCAAGAAGTAGGGGCGGTAGTAGTTACATTATAAATTGTGGAACTGGCAGTAGAAGCCGCCGCTTTGGCAGAGGTGTACCAAAGAATTTTAACCGTTTGTTGTACAGTAGCAGCGGAAGCCTTTAAGGCAAATCTTATTCCAATCTCTTTTCCTGCTTGTACCGCAAAGAAAGCAGAAGTGGCAGTTCCTGCACCAGATGCTCCACCAACAAACTTGAGGCTATTTGCTCCATGGGCCTGTTCTGTGGTACTTATGGAAATAGTGCCGCCAGAAGACACATTAAGATCCCACTCATCAGGAGATCCATCGCTATCTGAGTCTGTTTCAAAGCTACCATTATTTACAAGATTATAATTTCCTTGCAGGGAAGTAGAAGCTACAGTAGTGCCTACATTGTCGCGTTCACTAATAAGTACATCTGAAGATGTCTTAATAACTATCTTATAAAGAGCGTCGTCATCTAACCATATATCAGCTTCTCCCTGAGCATCAAGTACTACAGGATTAGCATTGGCTGTGGTTTTTTCTTGATCAGAATAGGTTGTCTTAAGGGTAGATGTTCCAGCAAGATATGTATATACCTTTCCTCCTGCATTGACCTGAGTACTGTTATCAAGAAAAGATTTAAATTTTGGGTAGTATGCTATAGTAGCAGCCATTAACTTTGTTACCTACGGAAACTAACTGGTTGAAAATAAATTGAAGTGCCTTCTTCTACATCAAAATCTTCTACTGCTTTTAATATTGGCCGTGCCTCAAGATATAGCTGTTTGCGCTCGTCTATACTCAGACCATATTCTGGAGCTAATTCTATAGCAAGTGCATACTTCAAGGCCCTATACCATTCTTGTGGAAACTCAAAGTCATCAGTGGCATTATCTACATCATCAAAAGGCTTCTGATAAAGTATTTCTAAAGTGTACTCTGCTGCTGTGGTGGTGTCTGGCTGCGGCCAGATATGCAGAACTCCATTAGTAAGCTGAGGATCATAATAGTAATTTACTGGTACACTTTCTGTTGTTTTAGGAGTTTGTTCCTTGTATTCATCTTGAGATAATTTAAAGACTTCTACTTCATTTCCTGAAGAATCTTTTCTCATAACCTTAAGGATATTCAATGGCCTATCCATAACTATGTCGCCGGAAGGGCCCAAAGAATACGAATTTTTAGAGGCAACAAGATTTATACTTATGCTCTTCCTTGTCCATAACTGAAGGCCAAGTGTTTGCCACGCTTTGATGAGCATATTTAAAGACTCGGAAGCATCTTCTAGGGCCTCAGCCTCTAGATTTTCTCCATAAGCCTTTACCCCTATGAGTCTCATAGAGGCTTCTATAAGCTTGTTTCTATTTACAGAAAAGTTTGTAGATCCACTTAATGCCATTTATATTTACTCAATTATGTATACATCGAAATATCCCTGTCCCCACTTGTCACTTTCCCGAGGGGTGAGTGTTGTTGCGATTAGGGCTTTCATTCTTTATCTATTTCCTCTTGATTACCATCTTGCACCATACACAGGAATGAATCCTATACTGTTGCCGAACTCATCAAAAACTTCAATATCGTTAGCAGTAGCTCCTGAAGGTGTGTTTATATTAGCCGCATAATTTCCAACGCCAATTCCGCCACCTGCCATTAATTTATTATCAGTTTTCAGCTTACCTATACCTGACCGGTATAAATTTACGTCAGTAGCACCTGCGCCTCCTCCCCACTCTGTCAGGCCGTCTGCCCGAACTCGATAGCGACTTTCAGTATCTGTCCCAACGGCCAATTGTATAAGGTAGGCCAGAGCTGAGATATTTCGGCCGAATACTCCGCTGCTTAGATCAATAACGGAATGATCCCTCGTAGTATTAAGAGCTAAATAAGATTTAACAGTGCCTTCAGGTAGATACTGATTAGCGGGCCAAGTTCCTCCAAGTATTGCTGACAGGTTTGCTGGCCTAAAGTTTATTAGTGTTAAGGATTCTCTACCTGTTGTATTAGTCGTATTTCTGTATAGAACACAATCAGAAACCATGCCAGCCGCATCTGCATAAGTAATATTTTTTAGCACTAGATCCATAGACCTTACCGCAGTGGGCGTATTCGGTATAGTATATGTTACTATAGCTTGGTTACCTGTCCATGCCTGGTTTATTTCAATACGTCCGTTTGATATTTCGACAATGCCTAACTCTGCTGCATCAGCAGTGTTATCTATATGTATCATTCCGTTAGAGTTGCCTGCGGTAAGTACATAGTCATATGTAAATTTGTCTATGATAAATGACGATAAATTTTGGGTGCTCAGGGTAGTGGCGGTTATCATGTATCCGTCAATGTAATCAAAACGTAGATTATCCCAGTGCAGATTTATCCAGCCCGCATTTACTTTAATGGCATCCCCTCTACTATATGTAAATCTAACTCTTGATAATTGGTACTGTTTATCAACTAATGTATCTATTACCAACCAATTTTCTGGTTGAGCTGCAGGAGATTTTGCCCTAAATTCAATACCAAAAATACCTCCGTGAGACGCACCTCCGGGGTACCCAAAGGGTACAGTCAGTGCAACACCCACCCCGTCTGTTCCAGTCCATAATAATCTAGTTCCCGTGGTAGGGCCAGCACCGACCAAAGGGCATGTTTTTAGAGTCAATTCAGTAAAAACAAAATCTCCGTCAGGAAAACGTATTTCTGGCCCTGTTTGTCCGTTAGGTGACGCGGTTACAAATGCCTGCATAGAGTCTATGCAATTTTGTATTGCAACTGTATCGTCAGTTACTCCATCCCCCACAGCGCCATACCGACGGACATCTCCATATTCATACTGATAATTAACAACTCCAACTTCTCCGCTTTTAAGCGGGTAGTATTGCACTGATGCACTTGTTACATCTGCTGCTGGGCCAAGCTGTACCGAAGCAAGAGCCGCAGTTAACATGCCACTAGACAGCTCCACAGTGATAGTCGTCCCTGACACATCAGTAATGACGCCATAGGCGCCTTCCGAGGTCTTTACACGACGACCGACGTGAAAGTTTGAGGCATCAGAAACAGTGAAGGTTGTAGCAGAGGCATAGGTAGCAGTAGTCTGTGTGTGCCAATCAGGTATAGGAGACACACCATTTCCAAGATCGTCCAATTCTTGAAAATTGTTGTCTAGTTCTGTGGCTGAGAGAGGAGAGCCCTTAACAAGGCGCTTAGTGGTAGTAATTGTCATTTAAGAGCATTCCGCATCTGTAAGTTGCACATAAAAATTCTCTGTTATGTTTGGATCAAAATATCGACACACTGTTACTTCCGTATCGGCAGCCTCAGGACGTGTCCATGGAACAGATTGATCGTCTGGCCGGCCTCTTATAAAGTCTGATGGGTGCCTTTCTTCATAATCTTTTTTGCAGACCTGTAGTCCGTCCCAACGTTCTCGTAATTGTCCTGATTTAAACTTTCTTCCGCAAATATCGCAGAGTGCATTCCATTCGCCCTTCTTGTAGTATGTCCTGCTCATATAGAATTCCTGTATCTATGCATAACTCTTCTAACAAGTAAAGATGCCAAAGAAGAACCAGAACCTCTACCTCCTTTAGCAGGACTCTTTATAGTGGCAGAAGTACATATAAGAGTTCCTGTTCCCTGTACTCCTCTAGACCCCGTTCCAGATAAAATAGCAGAACCTGCAACTAATGTACCAGTACCATTTATAGGAGTAGTGCCCGAGCCTTGTATAGTAGCAGAAGCAGACAGCAGATCTCCTGTGCCAATTATGTTTCTAGCTCCTGTTCCTTGTACAGTGGCAGCAGAACTTGTCAGGCCAGCAGTACCAGTAATACTTCTCGTACCCACTCCAGTTAAAGTAGCCTGACTAGAACTTAGTGATGCACTGCCTGTTATAGAACGTATACCAGAACCTTGTAAAGTAGCGTTATCGGACAGTAGTACCCCCGTTCCAGATACTAGACTTCCTACACTGCCAGTACCTTGTATTGTAGCAGAGGAACAGAGAAGGCTACCGGAACCTACTATGCTGCGGACACCAGTTCCTTGTAAAGAAGCAGAAGAGGCAACTAAAGATCCAGTTCCTTGAATACCAGAACCAACAGTACCTGATCCAGATATTGTAGCTGTTGCTGAGGATAAAGCGCCCGTACCTACTTCCTTTCTAGTACCTGTTCCTGAAATACTTGCAGAAAACGAGTTTAATGCTCCTGTTCCAGAACGACCAATAGTTCCAGTACCTGAAAGAGTCACTGTGTCTGCTGCAAGTGAGCCGGAACCTGATACACCACTTGGAGGTGGCGCAGAGGCGTAAGGCCCGCCTAGTGGGAATTTACCGAGCTCTGCCCAGCCTGCACCAGGCATTTTAGATTGCCCCTAGCTTAGCTATTGCACTGTCTGCGACGGTAGCTGCACGTCGCCATTCACCGGATGTGAGCGCACTAATCTCAGTTATCGCAGGCCTTGCAGTATCCTCGATTGCAAGCATAACCACTAGCCACCTGTCACGCATACCTAGAATGAAATTAGCTGCGTCCGACACAGATGGTAAATTACTCGCATGCTGCTCACTTACCACGAACTCATAGCCAGACGTGTCTGTTAATTCAGTTCCCCCACTAGCGGCTACTGCAGCCAAATAAT